TGGACGATTGATCCAGCTCCAGGCGCAGAAGCTCAGGTTACTTTCACGATTCATCCGCGAGGCAATCAATATGGCTGGTCAAACAACACTTGATGAATTAGTAGCGCTGATGGCGGAATTCAGGGGTGACCTTCATGCAATGGCAAAAGGGCATCCCTTTACCCTTCAAGAGGTGGATGCCGCCCTACAGGAAGCCAGCCCCGGCGGGGCCGAAGCAGTCTGTCTTTCAGTGCTAAGAGCTCATGCAAAGAGCGAGTGACGATCTGCTGGCTTACTTAGTCACGCAAGCCCAGACCGGTTCTAAAAACTGGTTTGGGTATCCTCAACAAAGGCTCATCAACATTAGCCTTTGCCACAAGATCGCAGAGAATCATGCGCCAGATATGACACCAGACGAAGTAGTTAATTATGTGATTCGTCTTAACGATCTGATCTTCAAAAAGATCGTGACAAATGGGAAAGATTGAGGTTAAGGGCTTCCGAGAGTTTGAGGATTCGCTTTTAGAATTAGCTCAAGAATTCGGCACGACCAAAGCAAGGCGATCATTACTTCCCGGTCTTAAATCTGCGATGGAGCCCGTAAAAGCGGCAATCCGCGCAAGAGTTCCTGTCGATACTGGAAAGCTACAACTCAAGGTTCGCAACGGCGCGAAGGTTGCAACGCGTAAAGACAAGTCTAAAAAGTATCTTAGTCGCGACACGGTTGCTTTTGGGTTTGTCGATGTTGGCGTTGGCTACAGGGATGCTAAGGGTGAGTACAGGCCAGCAGCAGAGGCTATAGAATTCGGTACGGCAGAGGTTCCTGCTAAGCCGTTCATACGAAACAGTTTTCAATCAATGGCAAGCTCCGCTCTTGATCGGTTAGCGTCTCTCATGAGCGCTCACATGGATCTATGGGCGGCAAAACAACGAGCAAAGGTTAGAAAATGAGATTACAAGACAAGTTTGGTTCTTCGTTCCAAAGACAGAAATACGCAGACATTGATTTTGCTGGTCATGCGTTAAAGGTCTATCTTCCCACCAGGAAGGAAATGCTTGAGCTTGAGGGCAAGATCAAAAACCCTCCTGATGCTCTGTTAGAACAGGAATACGCAAAGCTAGTCGATACGTTTGAGAAGCTCTACAAGATCAATAAAACCGTAGAGGTTGAGCGTAAAGACGATGACATTGTGGTCGAGGGGCGAAGCCTAAAAGAAGCATCACGGTTTAAGGCCCAAGAGATCATGCGCGAGATTGCGCTAATTAACTTGGTTGGCTTTGAGGAAGGGCAAGAGCTTTTTGCGCTGTCGTACGAGGATATTTCCGAAGCCTTTTCTCCGGCGCAGATTAAGCATCTAACCGAGCTAATCGAAAAGGCAGTAAACCCAGACTATAAGGAAGTCGAAAAAAACTGAAGCGGTCACTATATCGGCAGATTCGGGCGGCGATGATCTTTAACGGTCAGTCTCCCGAGGTTATAGAAAGCCTTGATGTAGTGACCACGCGAGAGTTAGAATTGATGTACCGTGATGGCATGATTGGCGCGAGACAAAACTTAATGTTGATCTCGCATCTGATGGCAATTGTTTATAACGCGCTATCAAAAAACCCAATCAAGAGTCGAGAGTTTTTCCCGCATCTGGAGGAGTACTTTATCCCTCCAAACTACATGACAAGACAAGAGCGAGACTTCCTGGCGTTTACAAGTCTGCCAGGGTTCAAGTCAGAGTTTTTAGACATCTTAGGGGGAAACAATGGCCGGTAAGCTAATCGCAGCCCTGCAAGTCGCGCTAGGTCTTGAGAGCGCAAAGTTCGTTCAAGAGATCGACAGGGCCAAAGCCAAAACCCGCGAAATGCAAGTCAGTGTCAATTTGCTTGGCACTGCGATGGGGGCATTGCGTCAGCCTATGTTGCTCGCCGCCGCTGCCGCCGGAGCGTTTGCTACTTCTTTTTTCAAAGCTGCGGATGCAGTTAATGATTTTGCTGAAGGCTCGGGTCTGGCGATTGAGGAAGTGTTGGCCCTGCAAAGCGCGATGGTGCAATCGGGGAAAGAAGCCGATAACGCCGCTCAGATGTGGGATCGCTTTTCGGTAACGCTTGGCGCTGCCGCTGATGGTCAAAAGGAACAAGCCGATCTGTTCAAAGAATTGGGCGTAAGTATTGCCGACGCTGGTGGTTTGCTAAGACCCGAGATCGACATCTTCCGAGACCTAACGTCGGTTCTTTCTGGCATGAGCGCCGGCGCGGAACGGGCTCGATTACAGGTTCAGCTTTTTGGAAAACAGTTTGGCAATCTTGATATTTCCAAGATTGACCAACTCTCAAGAAACACGGATAAGTTTTCTGGCGAAGCAAAGAAAGGCGTATTGGCTATCGGTGAGATAGGCGACGCTATCGACCAGATGACCGAGAAAGCAAAGATCGGCTTTCTAACGTTGATGGGTAAAGCGCGTGACGCGTACATGGGCGTTAAAAAGTTTCTCGGCTTTGGCGAAGAGGAACCAGCGGTTCCCGCTCCAGTGGTTGGCGTTACGCAGGGCGGGAGGCAGTCTGGGACAAGAGTAAAGGCTGTAAAAGACTCGGGCGCGGAGTCTGCTGCGAAAGCGCTTAAGACGTACCTTGAGGGTTTAGACGCGCAGATTCTTAAACTAAAAGAAGGCGAAGAAGCGGCGTTACGGTTTGAAGCTGCAAAGCAAGGTGGCCCTGCTGGTCTTGCAAAGATGGAAGAAATTATCCGTCTGCGGCGCGAGGAAGCCGAGCAACAAGAAGAGATGCAGAGACTGACAAAAGAAGCCAATCAAGAGTTGGCTGCGATGGACGATTTAAGAAGATTTAATCTTGAGTTAAGGCTAAAGCAAATTGAGCGTGAAATTGAACTAGAAAAAGAATCGGCGCAAGTTCTTAATGAGATTCAGGCGCAAGCCGAAATCACAGCCAACAAAGAACTAGAAGATATGATGGAAAAGAAGAAGGCGGCAAGCGAAGAATTAGATCTTCTTGAAGATATACGCGATGGATATAAGTCAATCGGCACAACCATTGTCGAAGCATTTATGTCGGGCAAATCGGCGGCAGATGCTTTTAAGTCTGCTCTTTCCTCCTTGCTTCAAAAGCTGGCTTCCCGCTCGCTGGATAAGTTTTTGGACACAATTTTTAAATCGGACATGAAAGGCGCCCCCTCATTGTTTGAAAACTTTATGTCTAACGTTCCCGTTCTTGGTGGTCTCTTTGGCAAGCGAGCCGGCGGCGGTCCGGTTAACTCCGGCGCTCCGTATCTTGTGGGGGAAAAAGGGCCAGAACTATTTGTTCCAAGCATGGCCGGTCAGGTTGTTCCGTCTTACGCTATGAGCGGAACATCGACAGTCAATAACTACAACATACAAGCAATCGACGTTAAGTCTTTTGAGGAAAGAATCATGGGCAGCAATCGAGCGGTCTGGGCGGCTAACTCTTACGCCCAGAAATCGCTCTCACCGCGAGGCAGAGCATGAGCTTCCAAACCATTTTAGACATCAGCCAAACAATCACGGTTAACAACCGGCGGATGGTTGGGCAGCAATACTCCAGATCAGGGCAAGTAAGAACGGCGCTTTACGTTACATCCGTTCCTTGGGTGTTTACAGTTAAGCCTCATTCGTTTCTTTACTATCCCCAGGTTCGAGATGTAATTCAGACCATTGACAACCTCGATCGGCAGACAGCGGCAACGATTACGTTTAGCTCTACAAACCTTCAGTGGTTTACCGCTTACCAAGGGCAGCTTAGCGGCGCTCAGGCCGCAGCGCTTACGCTTGCCTCATTACCGGCTGGAAACGCTACACAAATTGCCATAGGTAATCTTCCGGCGGTAAGTAGCACCACAATCGTGTTCAAGGCGGGCGACTTCATACAGCTTGGCAGTTACCCCTACAAAATTACGACTCAAGTTTTAAGGGGTTCGGGCTCGACGGTTAACGCAACATTGCATCGACCAATTATTGGAACACCGACAGTTGGTACGCTTACTGCGGTCGGATCTGCTTGCACGTTCTCAGTAGTCGCTGAAGTTTGTCCGACGTACACGCTAAGACCCATGACCAACGGAGCGTTTGTCGATTGGGATGCGGATTTTGTCTTTAGGGAGAATGTGCAATGAGTACCCCTATGGCAGCGCTTAGTAGCGCAAGTATTACCCACGGCGAATTTGTCAGACTTACAACCTCTACGGCAACTTATACATTTTGCAATGCTGCGGCTCCAGTGGTTGCGGATGGCATTTCATTCACTGGATTAGGTAGCCTACTTTCTGTTGGCGCAGTCAATCGAGAAATTAAAGCGACTTCGATTGATATGATTATAGGATTGATTGGCATAGACCCAACAAATGTTTTTTTAGTTTTGGGATCTAACATCAAAGGCTCAACAGTAGAAGTTTGGCGCGGATTTTTTGACTCCAACTATCAGATCATTACAAGCCCTACGACTCAGTTTTTTAAGCGCTATCAAGGCATCGTATCCAACATTTCAATCACTGAAGATTGGAACGATAACATCCGAAGCCGTACCGCTACCGCGTCGATTTCTTGCACATCATTCAGATCTATTTTGGAGAACAGAATAGCCGGCATCAAAACCAATCTTTCGACATGGCAACAGCGCTACGCATCAGACACAAGCATGAGCCGCGTTTCTGCAATCTCCGGTCAATACTTTGACTTTGGCGCTCCGCCGAAATCGGGATCGCAGTCAGATCCGGGAACCGTTCAACCAGCGCAAGCAGACATCAACGATATAAGCCAAGCAGGATGAGATACGCCACAAAATACGACATGCCTCATTTGATTGAGATGATGAAGGCATACGCAGACGAAGCAGGCATAGAGACACTAAAGCAAAACCAGAATGAAGGGCATGTAAAAGCGCTTTTCTTTGAGATGATAAAAGGCCGAGGTTTTGTTCTTATTGACGATCAGTTTCGAGGGTTCTTGGCAGCTTATGTAACAAGCAACTTTTGGAATAGTTCAGTTAAAGAGCTTCACGAGGTAGCGTGGTGGGTTGTACCAGAATTTAGAGATACATCTGTTGGCGGTAAGTTGTGGTTGAGATTTAACAAGCTTGCGCAAGACATGCTAGATCAGAAACGGGTGCAGATTGTTTGCACAAGCCTTATGCCTAATTCGCCAAACATTGATTACACAAGATACAAGTTTAAGCCCATGCAAGCGACGTTCTTTCGAGAGTAGATCATGCCAGCATCAATCATTCTTCAGGCTATAGGCGTAACGCTAACTGGATTACCGTTAGCTGCCGCGACGTTTGCAATTAACTTTGCAGTTTCGTTTGTTGTTACTCGGGCATTCGGGTCTAAGCCGCCGCAGTCTCAAGACACGGGCGCAAGGCAACAGGTTCCACCGGCTAACAACAATTCGATTCCCGTGGTGTACGGCGATGCTTGGTTGGGCGGTACGTTTGTTGATGCGGTTCTGTCTACCGATCAAAAAACGATGTATTACGTCATGGCGATCTCTTCTATTTCGTCTGACGCTTCCGCGACATTCTCATATGATCGTACAAAGTTTTACTATGGTGATCGTTTAGTTAATTTTGACGCAACAGATCAAACAAAAGTTATATCGCTTACAGATGGCGATGGGAATGTAGATACAAAGATAAACGGCAATCTTTACATCAGCCTTTATACGTCTACCAATGCTGGCGTTATAACTTCAATCAACGGAACTGCTCCCAACGTGACAATGGGCGGCGCGGATATTCCTGTTGCTTTACGCTGGCCGGCATCTGGCAGACAGATGAATGGGTTGGCGTTTGCGATTGTCAAGTTGGTTTACAACGCTGACGCGGGAACGACAGGTCTCCAGCCGATTACGTTTTACTGTAAGCATTACCCCAAGGGTGGAACGGTAGCAAAGCCTGGGGATGTTTGGTATGACTACATGACCGATACGCGGTACGGCGCTGGCATGACGGGATTGGTTGATGCCACAAGCGCAACCGCTCTTAATACTTACTCGGATCAAACGATTACATACACGCCAGCCGCTGGTGGGTCTGCGACACAGGCTCGATACCGAATCAACGGCGTAATTGATACGGGCAAACCCGTTTTAGATAACGTCGAAAAAGTTCTTGAGTGCTGCGACTCTTGGATGGCATACAACGCAGCATCAGGTAAATGGTCGGTTGTCATCAATAAAGCTGAGACTTCTTCGTTCTCTTTCAACGATACAAATCTTATCGGTGAAATCAGAGTCTCTGCTATTGACATCAACCAGCAGATCAACCAGATTCAGATTGAGTTCCCATCCAAGCTAAACCGAGACCAACCTGATTTGGTTTACATGGAAACACCGGCTGGGCTTCTGTATCCCAACGAACCCGCTAACAGACAGACCACGACGTTAGAGTTTACAAATGACTCTGTACAGGCTCAATACTTAGGCAACAGAAGGCTAGAGCAAGCGCGAGAAGATCTGATCGTTACCATCACTTCGACATATCCTGGCATCCAAGTAGACGCTGGTGATGTGGTGGACATTACTAACGCTGACTACGGATGGACGAACAAACTCTTTCGAGTTATGAAAGTCTCGGAGGCGACCGTTGATGATGGGAACCTTGGCGCAACGTTAGAGCTCTCCGAATACAACGCTGTCGTTTATGACGATGCAACCATCACGGCATTTAGTCCAGCGCCTAATTCGTCGCTACCTTCTCCAAATTATTTTTCAAGCATTAATGCGCCAGTTCTTGGCGACCTAGCGCCAAGCGCAGCTCCTCCTACTTTTTCGGCTACTTGCACGATGCCGGCAGTCGGGCGTGTAACGTCTATAACGCTGTTTTACACAACATCCACAACACCGGCGGCGACCGATTGGCGTGTATGGAATTCTGCAATCCTTAACAACGGCGCAACGTTTGCCAACAGCTCGACATTCAAGTTTGACAACATCAGTCTGTCGTCTGGAACGTACTACTTCGCTTTCTCCGTAAGCAACGAATTCGGCAATTCATTGTCGGCCACAAGTTCTGCGCTAGTCTGGTCGCCAACTGCTGCGGCTGGACCAACAGGACCAACCGGGAGTTCTGGGCCTACGGGAGCCTCTTTTACAGGCCCAACGGGAAGTTCTGGTTTAGTAGGAATTGCTGCGCTTACGGCCTACTTAGTGCAGTCGCAATCCTCATCAACACCGACATTTACAACGCCAACATCCGGCTCAGCCGTTCCTGCTG